GAGCCCTCTGAGTTACTGGTAACATATCCTAATCGCTTTGGCTGTGCCTTATGTCTTAATCTACCCTTTAACACGTTGAAGGTGTTTTCCTGCACCTCATTGACCTCATCTATCCAAAACCAACCAATTTCAAGGGATTTTAGCTTCTCTATATCGTCTAATCCCCAATAATATACTTCATGGCCATTGATAAAGGTAATAAGTTGTTCGCTCCGGTTATGTCTCCATATTAATCGAGGATCTACAACTTCAAAAAAAGTCTTCATTGTTGTAGCCTTAATATCTACTGAGGTTTGCCGGGCTATCAATCCTCTACCACCATTGGCCATCATGGCTAGTCTTGAGGCAATCTGTGAACCGATGAAGGTTTTACCACTTCCAAATCCTCCAACGTACCAAGTAAACTTAGCAAGTGGGTTTTCAAGCACGTTGTATGTAAAGAGCTTTTGCTTGGGTAATGGCTCAAATACTTGAAAATCGACAATTTCTCTGCCGGTGTTTGGATCTATTTTCATTCTATTAATCTACTCCCTTCTATAACTATTGCCTCCATTTTCTTCCTTTCTTCAGGTGAATACATTGGAGGAAAGTTAATTACAATGTTATTGACGTTGGCTCCGGCAAGGCTTCTATCTATAAATCCGCCTAACTCTGCCATTAACTTACAGGCGCTTACCGACTCTTTGTGGGGTGTCATATCTACTATCTCTTTATTGTAGTATTTCGGCTCATTATGGTTTGCGATCTCTGCCAGTCTTTTTACAATAGAAGATTTAGTTACCCTCTCTGCCGCGTATCTGGCTTGGATTTCTTCCTTTATTTCCGTCCTATTCAGTATAGTTCCGGCATTAGTCTGTATTTGTTTCCTTGTTCTTCCCTTTGCTTTGTCTGGCCAAACTTCTGCATATGCTTTTGCTTTATCTCCATTAGTTCTCATTATCGCATCGATAAACCTTACGTCTTGAACTGATAATCTTGGAATATATTCTTCATCTCCTGTAATGGGTAAAGTCTTAATTGTCTTTGGCATTTGAGTTATAATAAATATTTAATATTTTGGTTTATTATAACACAATGTTATTTCTTAGATTTCTTTACAACTTTCTTTGGTGATTTCTTTACTGACTGACTTGATCCGCAGTTGAAACAGATTTTTATACTGTCATCTAACTGGGTTCCGCAGTTTTTACACTTTTTCATGTTATTTTGGTTAAATTTAGTAAATTAGCTAAAAAACGGCTCGTTTAAATCGTTTTTAAGGCCTCTGAAAAAATCTCTTGGTATGTTTAGACCTTTGGTTTAAAGCCCTTTTCCGGTTCCATAGGTTTTAAAGATTACTGACTGAATTGCGTCCATTTTTATAAAATAATGCTTTGCTCTGTCTAGTGGTTTCTCTTTGATCGTGATTCTGATAATTCCATGTTGAAATTTATTTAAATCATCTCCGGCCACTACATCTATTCTTGGGTATCTGTCAAATCCGATTGAGTTACAGCCTTCATCATATCTTTGTAGTCTTCCTTCTGTTTTTTTAAATTCTGTCTCTATTGTTATCTTTGGGCTTTGGCTCTTATTGAGACTTACTTGGGGATCATTACTTTGATTCATTTTTCATTCTATTAAGCGTATTAAGCTCGTCAAATTCTATTGCTTCTTTTATTCTTCTCTCTTGCACTTCTTTATTGAGCGCGAATTTCTGTCTGTCTTCCCATTTACTTACTCGGCCTTTTTTCTCTAGCTCGTCTAATGTTTTTGGTTGTAAATAATCCCGGAGTCTCATTGTGATTTTAATTATTTATTATTAATAATAGCACTTTATTATTATTTGCAATAGTTTTAGTCTGCAATGTAGTTATGTTTAAATTTCAAGGTGCTGTTTTTGTCATGAATGGGATTAGTGGGTATGAAATTAGTATTCTCCTTTTTTTGCTCCTCGATCATTGAGTTGAGTATAAATAGATAGTTAATAGCGTCAGCAATTCTCCCTTCTATTGGCTCAGTTAGGGTGGCGCCGGTCTTTAAGTAACTCTCTATTGATTGGAAATGTTTTGAGGCGTAAATCCATAAAACTATTTTAGGGTCTATTCCTAACTTCTCTCCTATAATTTTAAAGTTGTGATTGCAGTCTTTGTTGTTAGCGTATTCAACGCCTTTTGTTGTTCTTAATTTTTTTGTTTCAATGTAGAACTCATCGCATAATTGTTCTCGTGTTGCATTGTCCATAATGTTTATTTAATAATTACTTCTCTTAGAGACTGGCAGAGTGGGAAAATAAAAAACCACTTGAGTCCAGTCCCTGAGAGAAGTGCTGTTTTTAGAGGGTAAACAGCTAAACCATTCTACTATTTAGGAAAAAGAATAAAAGATGTGTCGATACCAATGTTTCTTCCCTCCTTGCCTCTTAAAGTGAGTATCCAGCCTCCGATTGTTGGGTTTACTCCTTTAGCCAGTAAGTAGGGTGTTTGGCGTTGGAACGAACCAGCCATTAGACAGTGCATATTTCTGTTAAAGAAATAGACGCTTGAGTGGTAATGTCCACAGATAAACACGTTGGGTTTGTCTCCGCTTGTCATCTGCTCTGCAAACTTCTGCATTTTGTAACTCAATGCGTAAGCTGGTGAACCGCTGGGGTGCATAAGTCTAAACTTAATTCCGCCAATTGTAATGTCAGCTTGTAGTGAGCCAATGTAGGTGATGTCTGGAGAGTCGATAAGTGAGCCGATGTCTATTCCTGCGTCTTTCCAAAAACTCATATCGTGGTTTCCGGTGATGAAATATGTTTTCAAGTTTCTTGGATAGTTCTTCTTAACATATTCCGCTTGGTTGTTTGCTCCGAAAGTTTCAAGCTCGTATTCTCCGCCCCGATATATTTTGTGGCTTCCCTGAACTATATCTCCAGAGTGGAGAGCAATCTCGCAACCTTCTTTCTCGGCGTGTTTGTAAAAGTGGTGCAGGGCTTCTAGATCCGCATAAGTTGAACCTAAGTGAGTATCAGAAACAACAGCAATCTTGACTTCTTCGTGTTCTTTGTAAAGTTTGTCGATGTTTCTAATCTTAGGTTTCTTCTTATTGATGAGGATTTTGTCCAGCTCCGCTTCCGTTAGTCCATACTTTTCCAGTCGGTTTTTCATTTCTTACCTCCAAAATCCAGTAGGTAGTCTTTCCAGTTGGTTGAGGGTGGTTCTTTCTGTTTGGCTCTTTCTTGCCAGTAGGGGCAGTCACTCATCTTAATCGAGCAGTATAAGCAATTTGAGCTTATTCTTCCGCAGATTATTTCGTGATATTGCTCCTTGTCCTGTAGACAGCCTTTAGCATAACTTGTTTTCATTTTCGACATTTTTAATCGCCTCCATCATTACTAGAATGCCCTGTTTGTAGATCTCCACGTTCCATTGGTTCCAAGTGAGGTCATCTGTTACGGAGGCTTTTAATCTCCAGTAGTAGTCCTCATACTCTTTCAACGCTTCACCTGTGAGGGTGAGTCCAAAGTGTCTCATTCTTCCAGCCATTGTTACCTCAGTCGTGCCAACTGTTATGGAGAGGACATCTCATTGTGATTATCTTCTCGAATTGTGGGTTTTCTCTGTTCTTCCAGAAGCATCTAATCTTCTTTTGGAAACAATCATAGCAAAAGTGGAGTTTATTGTTGTCCTGTCGACAGCTCCAAACTTTTTTACAATGGGGGCGGTCGCAGACCACAAGCCAAACGATTCTGTCCTCTTTCTGTGTTCTCATCTTCTTTCTCCTAAATTTGTAAGGTGCTAATAAATATATTTTAACTTATTTATTTGGTTTGGTTAAGGCCTGTCTGTTCGTTTTTCATTAAAGGGTAAGTCCAGTTGAGCTGTTTTTTTATATCTCTTTTTATGCTAAATTGCCACCACTTACATTCATTGTATAAAACTACTAGATAACAATAAGTGCTTCGATAGTGAAAAAGTTCGCTTATTCCTGAATACATCTTGTTTAGATTAAATATTAAATTCTTTACCTCTTAATCGCATAAATTCTTGCTCGGTTAGTTCTCTAATTGCCTCAATCTTACTATGACAACCAGCACACGCCATTATCACTTGATTGAAAGTCCATAGTAGTTCCGGTCGTTTCTTATACCAAAGTCTCTTGTGTCGATGGGCAGGTGTTAAATATAGTGAGTGAGAACAGCCTTCATATTGCAACTCGCAAGAGTGGATCTCGTTGTCTATCATAACTTCCATTAGGTCTTTTACTGTAGGTTTTTTCATAGTTGTATTTCTTTACAAGCCCAAACTTTTTTCTTATTGCCGTTTTTACATTTCTCGATTAGTGGTCTCCAGCCGTGAACGACTATTCTCCAGCCGAGTGCTTTTACTTTTGGATAGTTGTCGTGTTCTTGTATCTTCTTGACTCTCGCAGACGAGTTACCTCCTGTCGTAGTTTGGACGGCTAAAACCTCATCACCCTTAATACATAATAAGTCTATAAATCCAAACAGGTCTTTTTTAATAAAACATCTTGGGACTGTTTTCTCAACTATCTCACATAAATATCCTTCTGCCCTTAGTTTTTTTAGCGACATTTGTGTTGCTGATGTTCTCTTTTTTGGTTTCATAATTCTTCTATTAAATCGATTAGCTTGGCTTTCATATCCCTTCTCTCATCGAATCTACCTTGCTGGTAGGCGTAAAGTTCTTTTTCGTCTTTTGATAGCGTATTTCTTAACTTTTCACTCAGTTCTTCTGCGTCTTTACAAAATTGGTCGAATGGTTCATAACACTCTCTTACTTCTTTTTCTTCAATAAGTGTTTTAGAGTAAGCATCTTCTAGCCAATAGACTCTTTCTTTTAATTCAGCGATTTCTTTTTTTAGTTTGTTCATTTGTTTATTTCTTTAAAGATTTAATTAGTTATTTCAATTATTTTTACAAGAACTCCAACAATCGATAAAAAAACTCCATATTGTTTATCCCACTTTTCTTTTCCTATTCCTGTGATTAAAAATCCTACTAATATTTGCCAGTCTGGGTAATTCATTTTATTTAATTATTGAGTAATTAAGATTTCTTCTACCGAATTGTCTTGCCTCCGCTTTGGTCTCAACATACAAATCAAACTTGTTTCCTTTGATTGCTCCTCCTCTATCCCAGCAGGTTCTAACTCCCACTCCTTCAATCATAATCTTTGTGCCGAATTTATATTGCGGTGGACAAGCGAGGGTGTGATTAGGTTTTACTTTCTTGCCCGACGCCGTAATTCCATCTGATTTTCCACATTCATCGGCTGAGGCGGTGTAAGCTGAGAAGTTTCCCTGTAGGGCGTTTACTTGCTTGAATACGCTAGACATGGAGATAGTTCTGTTATCTTGTGCCTCGATTACCTTAATCGTCTCTGTGGGATTGGCTTTGATTACTCTGATTGGGTCGGGTGTCTCTAGTTTGTGCCAGTACAGGGCGGAAGTGATAGTAAAGATAGTTACTATCCCGACTGCGAGTAAGTAGGCGTTAGTTCTGTCAACTACTTTTCCGTACATTTGGTCTGGTGTGATTTTTGTTTTCATTTGGTTTTATTAATAAATAAATTATCAACTGAAGGCCATGCCGGTAAACTAACTTCTCCTTTATAAACATCAATAAGAATGCGATTAAAATTATCATAAACTCTTTCGATGTCTCCGGTTTTGTTAAGTTGAGTGGTGGAGCTTTTATTGATCAACGCTTTTTGTAGCTTCTTCCAGAATATCTTTATCATCTCAGGAGTAGCCTCTACGCTGTGTACTCTGTCAAACATTACTTTAAGGTCTAGTCCCTTTTCTATCATTTCATCTGAAAGCTGTTTGAATAGTAAGTGGAGGGCGTTGTTTTGTGTTTCCGTTCTATTCTTAACTCTTTTACTTATTTTAATCTCTATTTCTTTTCCTTCTAAAAATCCTTTATATAAATCAAACTCTCCTCCGCATATTATTTTACCACCCTCAATTTTTCCGTAGAATAGTTTAGATTTCATAGTTTCCAATGTTATTATAAATATTATCTATAATAGTAAAAGGAGAATGACCGTCGCTGTATTCTACCGTAAAATCTTCCCACGCTTCATTGTTTATTTCTTGGCTACTATTGGTGATTGGATAAACATTAAAAGCATTGTTTATATAAGCCACATCTCCAATAAAACCGTTTTCGTGTTGAAGAATATATCCCTCATAAATTTCTTTACCATCTCGATCATTTAATCCGGTGTATTGCATCGGTATTAAATTTATAGTTATATTCATCATAAAATCAAATAAGTAAGACTTATTATCCCAAATTCTATCCCAATCTACTATCTTTTTACCCCACACGTCCCAAGCTTTAAATTTAATTGGTCTCATATTTTTTAGTTAATTCTTTTATTAGTTCTATCCCTTTTTTAATACCAGCTTTTAGCTTTTCCTGTTTAGCCTTGTCCGGTTTTTGCCGGAAGATAAGTAAATTTCGGTCAAAGTTCGGATTATAGAAAGCGAGATCCCAAAATTTTCTCTTTGTAATTAATAGACACATCTGGCATTGCCATAAATACTTCGTTTCTATCGATTTTTCCCCACTCACAATCAGTTTGAAGAAGTTAACATCGTTTACGCACTTAATCTCCAGTCCACCGTCTTTTCCAATTAGTCCGTCTGGGCTACAACCAACATATTTATCAAGTTCTATAAATCCAACCTCCTCAACCTTTTCTCTCTCGATTTCATAAGTCATTCTCGCTAATGGTTCTAGCTCGTTTCCTCTTGCAATATCTGAATTGGTGTATTGATCTCGATTGTTTGAATACTTCTCGGCCAGTAATTGATAAACATAGCTCTCAAGTCCTTTTCCGTTGGCGGAGATAGCTTGTGCGTTAGAAGCGGTCAGGTGTCCGGCTCTAACATTAAACCACTCCTCTGTTCCTTGTTCTAAATTATAGATTTTCATTTTCTTTGATTTTAGAATTTTCATTTTCTTTGATTTTAGATTTAAGTTGAGCCGCAAAAACTATAATATCCGGATTAGCTTTTAGTTCCTTAGCTAAACAAAGCCATCTAGCGTTGAGTTCTGCTACTGTATTGGATAGTGTTAAGTTCTCCTTAGCTCTTTCTACTTCTGTCGGGTCGGCCTCTTTTAGTTTAGCCTCATTGTCGTCTCCGGTCATAATTCCGAAAGCGTTGACGAAGGCGTATCTCTTGTTGAAGGTTACGGTGGCCGCTATTTGCTGGGGCGCTGACATAATTTGAGTTTTAGTAGAAAGAGAAGTCTCCATTGTGCTTTCTTCTGAGTGTCCGTCTCGGTGTTTTACAATGCAGGTTACCTTAATTCTTTCCGGTGCGTTTTCAGTTTTAAACGAGTAAGAGAAACCATGCTTCTGCATAAGTTCCCTTGTTTGTTCGACAATAGTGTCTAGTGTTGCGTATCTGTAAAGGTCTTTACCCTTACTCTCATCTCTTGCTGTGGTGCTTTTACCGATCACCGGACATTCTCCTTGAAACTCTGCCATAGCTTTATCAAATCTTTCTTTACTCCACTCGGACTTAAGTTCTTTTCTCATGGCCAGTATTCGCTCCATAGTTTCGACTGGTACTCCGGATTGAATAGCCTGTGTTATCATTTTCTCGGTCGATGCCATTTGCTCTCGGTAGACATCTACTTCTTGCTTAACTACAATTTCTTGGGTTGTTTGCTTTTTCATGTTGAATGTTAATGTTAAATGTTTAGATTTCTTTGATTTTTCCTTGTTCGAATTTATTGTTAAAGTCTTTTATCCATTCTTCCTTGACTGAGTATCTGATCCCGGATTTTCTATTAGTGATTACTGCCTGTAATGCTCCCGATTTTACTGCCCTTCTGAGTAAATAAGTTGTTTGAAGTGCCGGAATCATTTTACCTTTCAACACTTCTTGGAGCGAGTAGTACGTTTCTTTCATAATAATTTGTTAATTCTTAATCTTCTTTTACATTTGAGATAGGCGAATGCTATATCTATTCTGAAGGCTTCTAAGGCTCTGACGGTTCTAATTTCTCTTTCTCTCATTTCTCTTTTGGTCTTAACCAGTTCTTTTATTAAAATTTCCTTTTCTAATTTGGTTTGATTTTTCATTTTAAGCGTTTTTATTATGTTAGTAGTACCCTGATACCTTTTTATACTTTATCGAGCTGAGACGTGCCATAACTTTTTGTTTTACCCTATTAATATTCTTCTTCTTCGGTGTTATATTCTTCCAATTCTTCTTCTAGCTCAATTACTCTCGCATCTAGTTCACTTACTTGATCGGATAGTTCGGCTTTATCGGCCTCAAGGTCTTTAATTATGTCTTCTAGGTCGTCTATTATGTCTTGCTCCTCGTCGTAGTCTTTTTCTAGATAATCAGAGCGTAGGATTTTGCTGAGTGCGATTACCATTTTTTTAATTTTAATTTTTAGAATAAGAAAGCTATAAAAACAAAGTTATCCTGTCCGCTTCTTACCGTGTAGAGTGGCTGTGCCAACATCATTAGTAAGCTAGTGGGAGTAACCGAGTTTTTTAAGTTGCTATCTTATGTTTTTATCTAAACAGATTTTTAAATAACTGTCAAATTTTATATAATATTATACTATTTTATAAATATACTTTTATTTAGTTTGCTTTTGAGTTCGTTAATGGCCTTGCTTCTATCTTTATACTTTACAACGGGTAAAACCTCTTTGTGTTCTTCTTGCTCTCTTTCCGGAAAGTCTTTTTTAATTGCATTTAAAAGAAACGACTTATAGTTTTTATAGGTTTTTCCTTTAGCCTCACAATATAGATTAAGACTTTCAGCTTTATTTATAATTTCCTTCCTAGTAATAAAAAATCTTTGTGTTAAATATTTTAGATCTTCTTCCGGTATTTTTTCTAAATATTTTTTTGAGAGAGAGGTGTCTCTCCTCTCCTTACCTAACCTAACCTTACCTAACCTATGCCGTCCATTGGTTGTCCATTGGACGTCCATTTTTTTTTCTCCAGTCTTCTTGCCGGTATCGGCTCTTTCTTTAGCCTCTTTTATCTCAATATCTGGAATAACTTTAACTAATAAATCTTTATAAATACTATCTATTTTTCTGTCAGCTCTTATTAGATTATGTTCGTTCCATTCTAAGATTAAAGAAACTAGATCTTCATTTAAAACTTTAATAAAATTTCTTAATGCTAAAGCTCTTAAATCGTCCTCTGAAGTAGATAATATTCTCATAATAGTAAAGGCTTCAACAACGCCATCATCGTCTGCGTTCATACATAGATGAAAGTATAGATTTTGCGCGGAAGGTGTCATTTTAAGAAATCTTGCAGAGTTTATTATTCTTTTACTAAACATTCTACGTTGTGCCAATTTAGTAATTTAAAAATTATCAATAACATATCCGCTTGTGGTCAAGGCTCCAATCCAATGGTAGTTTCCTTCAGTTTGGTTTCTATGAATATGCCCTGAATAGACAGTGATGTTATGCTCTTTAACTAGTTCATCTAACCAAGCGTATCTTTGCATTGAACGTGCGTCTTGATTGATTGGGTGGTGCATACCTATAACATCAACGCCTTCGATGTTGTCGTAAATCCATTGCCTCTGAACATCAGATATCTGCCCGATAGAGGAAAGGTCGGTGTAATTGGTATCTAAGACCATAATCTTTACGCCGTTTATCTCCCTAGTGTAATAAGTTTCCTTCGAAATATACCGGAAGCCGTCTTTATCGTGATTGCCTTTTACGAATAGCACCGGAACTTTTGAGATAGCAGAAGCCTTTTTTACCTGCTTTGCATATTTAGACGACTTCTTATTAGTGCTGTCGCCTAATACTAGAATAAAATCTACCTTTCCGTTCATAATTTTAAGAGTCTTTTTAAATTCTCCCAGAGCTTTCTTGGGATAAACATAAGAGCCTTCTGAGTTCTTTCTAGCTTTCTCGCTACCAACGTGCAGATCGGAGATTAATCCAATATCGGCGGAGACTGGCTGGGTAAATGACAGTAGAGCGAACAGGGAGATTAGGAGATGTTTCATGTTTTTTTTTAATTATATATTTGTAGTTTAGAAGTATATATAATATTGTCAAATATTGTGTAATATGGGAAACTAATCTTCCTTTGGTAGTTCTTTCTCAATTTCATAAGGAGTACGATCATAGTACTCACTTTTTTTACCGGCATTAAATTGATTAATTGGGCGAAGGTATCCCACGCAACGAGTGAATACCTCGCATTTAGTTCTTTCTTCTTCCATTTTGTTTAAATTAAATCTTTTAGTTTAGTCGTGTAAGCTTTTCCAATCGCACTTGCCACCACGTTAGCATAAACATAATTTGGCTGTTTGTTAGACAGTGGTGCGTATTTAGAAAAGAAATCTAGGATTGTCATATTTGGGTTATAATTCTTTAGCTTCCCCCCAAAAGCGTCAATTAGAAACTGTTCCAACGCCTTTCTTCCTGTCGTGTAGTTTGGAAAGATTGCAAACCTATCTCCTTTCTTGGTCGCTCCTAAGCTCTTTGTATAATCGGTAAAAATAAGATTTCCGGGATTATTCTGTCTAAAGGCTACGCTTCCTTTCGGATAATCCTTATTTGGAGCAATCCAACCCTCGTGTCTTTGGATAATATCTGCGATTTTGGTAATGTAACTTTCCTTTGTAATATCGAGTAATTCATCTTCCTCAATAATAATCATATTGCCCCAACCTCTATTCTTTCTCCAACCTCTCCACTCGTGGATTACCTTTCCTGTGCAAGAGCTTTTAAAAGGCATTCCAAAATCAGTATTGCTTCCTCTTAGTCCATTTACATCAACCCCAGGGTGCCAACCATAACCAACCCATTGCAACCAATCATACCCGAAACTTCCAACATCGACTTTCGTTCCAAACATCTCTTTGAAATCTACTCCTCTTGGGTCTTTATAATATTTTAGGATCTTCTCCTTACTCCAACCGCTTATGTAAGAATATAGTTCATTTACAGTTAATCCATTAGAAATTGAAAAATGAAGATGAGCCATATATTGACCATTTCCAGTTCCAACTGTTCCAATCGGCGTAACATTTTTGATAACTTTATCCCCTAGCCTTACAAGGTTTCTATCCATGTGGGCGAACAAGTGATAATTTCTCATTTTTGGTTTTTATAATAATTAGAATGAACGAACTCTGCTCGAACTGGAGGATTAACATTATACTGCTTATAGATGTTTCCCTCTTTAACTCCTTCCACGATGTCTCCAGTAGCTTTAACGAGTCTGTAAGAAGTAGCAAGGATAAGCACGATTACGGAAATGATTAGCAACAAAATCAAATGATAGAACGATTTGAATTTGATACGCAAATTAACTTTTAAAAATTATTATTAGGATAATCCCAAATAACAGTAACCAAACGATACAACTTATGTAATCTATATCCTCATCATACATTATTTTTTAATTATTGTTTAGTTTCTTCCGAGATAACAGATCTTTTCATTTCTCGAAGGCAAACAGCAAACTTTCTATAATACGGTGGCACGTTGTCGTTTAAATCCCGGAGCTTCATTACTAATAACTTGTCGTGCGGAAATAAAAAGAATACTCGTCTGGGGTTTCTCCGGTCTATTTCATAAGGAAAGCCAAGAAATGATAAATAGGCGGCCTCGATTAAATCTGAAGTTTTAAAAGCATCTTCCATAGATTTTGAATTTAATAATATTAATAAGTATCTTTATGCCTTGCCAGACAGTCATTTGGGATATATCTCGAATATATAGCTTTTTTAACTTCTTGATGTACTTTCTATATTGGATAACTTTATAATCAGATTCTGCGCGTTGTTTGATTAAAATATTAATCGCTTTTTGTTCCGGTGTCATTTTTAATTTTTAATGATTATTTATAATAATAATATATATTTATTAATTTCCATAAAGATTATATTTATTCATTCCTGAAGTAGCTCTACCATACACATTTTCGCTGATTACCTTACCCTCAATTAGAGAATCTACATAGTTTTTATATTTATTCTCGTCCATTTCTTTTCTATAACTGTTTAAAATTCTAACCTTTTCATCATTAGTTTTCGCCTTTATAAGTCTATTTGTTTGATTTCCGGTCGCCTGTTTTACTCTTTCTTTTGAAATATCATTTCTCCAAAGAGTAATAGTTCTTTTCCAGTTTTCATCACTAGGAGATAGATTGAATTTATTTTTTAATTCTTCTATTATCTCGACTTCATTTTTACCGTCCTTTATCATCTGTGGTATTATTTCTCTTTTCTCTAATAGTTTTTGAGCTGATTCTTTTGTCTGCTCTCTAGTTATGGCATTTTCTTTTTCCTGAAGGCCATAGTCGGATATTTTAATAAGCCTATTAAGGAGGGGAGTCATTTGGAATACTGTTTCAACCGTAGTATTGGTCGAGGTGTCATAAGTGGCAAACTGAAAAATACCTAAACTATTTGTAGTCCATTGTAGCATTTTTTGTAATGATCTCCAGCCACCAGCATTAAACGTAGTGTCGTCTATTACATTTCTTCCCCTAAAGGCGTCATAAGGATTTTTACCGGATAAATATGATACCCAAGCCGCCGGAATTGATATAGCCGGAGTAATAGAGGGTAATTGTCCAGCTCCTATCGAAAATATTTGATTAAAACTTTCCAGCTTCCTGTCTTTAGCGAAATTCATCATCTTCCATAAAACCGCAGATAATAGTCTTCCGGTTTCGTCATGGGGTACTCTCATATAAACAGCTTTTCCATCTTCTTTAATACCAAGTGGGATAATAATATAATTTGTTTTGTCGTATTCAGAAACCTTGTCATAAAATCTCTTTAACCAATCGTCCTCATCATCATCTTTTTTACCAAGTAATAGTCCAAGAAGACCAGCCTGTGCGGCAAACATAGCTATTTTTGGCAGAAAATCAATCTTCATCGTCTTCCACCAATAACCTTTTCTAGTATTAGGGCTTGTTGCTATTTGATAATCAGACTTTAATCCCTCTTTCATGATATTGGAAAACACAAAAAGTGCATTTGTGGTTTTAGTTGAAGTTCCTTTTCTAGTCCAGTTTGGAGTTCCGGTATAGTTTCTTAAATTATAAGACAGTTTTTTACCAGACTCTCCAGCGCTCATTCTTATTTTAGCTCCAGCTATTTTTGAAGTTATTTCTAGGGTGTTTGCACCTCTCCTCATAAATTCTAGCAACTTGATTATTCCTTTAACAACAGTTTTTCTAACAATGGGTGGTAGTTTTTTAAATCTTTCATCTGTCTTTATTAATCCATATCTTTCCATTATTTTACCAAACTCATCTTCTCTTGGATCAAAATTATAATCATAAATAGGGGCTGTTATAGCTTTATTCTTTACAAGCTCCCTAGTAAAGTCGTCCATCTCACCTTGAGCATATTTATAAGCGGAAGGTAGGCTTTTAATATAGGCTTTTAATAGACCATATACAGTAGCGTCTCCAATCATCTTATAATTTCTCTTAAAGTCTCTAATAGGATTAAAAGCTAAAGCAAATCCCATATTATAGGTAGTTACAATAGGCTTAAAAAACTTTCCATTAAATAGGTCAATCGCTTCTATTACGGCGTTTATACTATACAAAGAGTCTCTATTAAAACTTTCTGCGATGTATGGATCAACATCATAACTTTGCATTTTACCATTCTCTAATATTTCTATCGTTCCCTTTCCTTTTTCTGCTTTAAATACACTTAATTTTCCATCAGTAGTAATTCTCCTGCTCTTAGTTGCTTCATTCCCTAACATGTCTATCGTGGCTCTCTTTGCCTTCTGATAAGAATTGAGTCTATTAAGAGAAACAGTTTTTAATATCGTTGAGGTTAATGGATTGGCTATCTCCTTGAAAGTACCCACTTGTTTTTTGATCGTTGCCGGCATATATTCTTCAATATAATCAACAACTCTAAAAGAAGCGTAAGTATCTCTGTTTGGTTCTATTTTTTCTCTAAATAGTTCCTCGTTATAACTTCCAGCCTCGACTGCTTGTTCTACTGTCTTAAATACTATCTCGTGAAATTCTTTCAATTTATCAGCCATTAAATTGTATTTACTTTCCCCAATATTGTCTCTTAAATATTCTAACTGCTCTTTTGCACTATCGGGAGTAAATCCATAAGGGTTGGCAATATCGGCTCGGTCGTTCATTATTCTGGTCAATGTTAGGTATTCCCCCATATCCTCCATTGTTATTCCGGAGAGTTCTAATGGTTGGATAATGTTATCGTTTATATCTTCTAACATTAAATAGTTGTCATTGTCGGAAAAAAGCACTTCTTCTAATAAATAAGCTGGGTTATTATCTTCTTCTAATGCTCTACCACTAGCCTCTAGTTCCACCTGACGTTTTAGAATTGGATAATTAACATCATCTAGCTGTTGTCTAAGTCTTTCGGTGAATCTTTTATCTGCGTTTTTTTTATTATCAATTATTTTTTTAACTCTACTTTCAGCTTTTTCAAATCCAGCTCTCAAGTCTTTCTGTCTTTGTTTAACAATTTCTTCTCTGCTTCCGTTGAGTAATTCTTGAACAGCAAAGTATTCTGATTTTACTTCAGGCTTATTATCTAAGTATTTAAAGAAGGCTTTTGTAAACTGTGGAGCTTTTTCTTGTAAGAATCCCGGAGAGTTAAAGAGTACGGATAAAGCGTCCGCATAAAGTTCGGTTGAGCTGTATCTATATTTTGTGTAATTTTCATTAACTTGATCATCAAAAGGCTTCCATAATTGAGTAAGGGCTTTTAATTCTCCTCTTATCTGTTTATTGCTAAAATTAGGGTCATTGGGTAACTTCTCTTTTAAATACTTAGTAAACTTTGCTATCTTGGCTAGAATATTACCACCGGTTGACGTAGTAGTAGGAAGATAATCAATTATGTGTCCTAGCTCGTGAGCAATTACAGCTTTTCCGGCCTTTATCTTTTTTTGAGTAAATAAGGAAGCTAATACTCTAATTCTTAAAGTTCCAGATTGAGCGTCTCCTAATTTACCTCTCATACCCTTTTTAACTTGAGGATATTTTCCGGTAAGGTCTTTAATTAGGCCAATAATCTCAGGAAGTTCTATTGGCCTTACATGTTCCAAACCACCCATATTTTCTCCAGTTAGTTCTTCATAATCAGAATATCCCTTATCTTTTTTATCGTAAGCAGACTTATAACCATAATCATTACTTAACTTCTCATTCTTCTTGACAACCTCTCTCAATGCTTCCATATAAACACTCCTTGCGTTTATTTTTGAAACTTTGTCAATATCAGCTAAGGAAATCTCTCTAAACATCTGTTTATTCATATCATCGTTAGTCTCAAACTGTTCAAAAGGATTTTTACCGCTAGCAGATTTAATGGCTGGAGCTTCTCCTTTAATAATTGCTTTAATATCTGGAGTTAATCTTATTCCCTGTTGAGTTGTTTTCTTAACGGAGATGTCGAATGTTTCTTCATTTGTTTTTATAAATTTTTCCCTATCGGCAACTAATTTACTAATAACTGCATCGTCAAGAGAAGTTTTCTTTTTTAAAGCCAATCTTTTTAAGTAAGCGTCTTTTCCGTTTTTCAAGTCGGCTATAAATCCCTCAACATTATAAATTGGTTCTTTTGGCACCGCCTTAAATTTACCGTTTCCTAAAACATCGGTAATGATATATTGATTCTCATTAATTTGAAACATTGTGCCAACTTTCAAATCCTTGATGGTTAGTTGTCCTTTTACATAAAACTTCCAATCTGGATCTCCTTCTTTTGCGCCCTCTAGTAATTCCATTCTTTTTACTTCTTTATCTACCGGCAAACCCAAGTCCAACATTTCCACTTTTCCACCAGTTAAGTTTTCAATAATATTCTTAACCTGTCTATCATAAAGATTTGAAGCCCATTCACCACCAAATTTTAATCCTTCACCAGACAGCGTTCCTTCTTCTTTTTCCATTATTTTATCTGCAAGACCCTTACCTAATACCTCGTCTAAGGTTTTTCCATTCCAACTACTAACACCCTCACTAATTACTCCCTTTTTATCAATATAAAAATTTATCACATTGCTTCCACTTTTAGGCATTATCTTAATATATTTCTTTCCTAAAGTGTCTCCCTTTGCTGAAATATACCACTTAACATCTTTAACGTGAGTTGCTAAATTATACCTATTACTGGTTTGTTCTCCATTGATCCACGAGAAATATTCTGCTCCACTATCAACAGCTTCTTTTAAAGCTCGTTTAACAGATAGTTCTTGCCATTTTTTGAGGAGAGGGTTGTTTGGTACGCCGGGTTTATAATCTCCCATTAATTTATTTTCACCAACAGCTTTACCGATAGCTACATTTTTACTTCCACCATACGCTTCTCCTTCTCCTAACTTATTTTTAACTTTATTACCATTGTTATCAACAATCCAAAAGGTATCACCATTACTTTCTACCTTCCACCCTTTAGGAAGGAGTTTCTCTGGATTGGTCGGAACTTGATCAAAACCTCGCTGTCTTCCTTCTCTCGCCCAATCGCTCTGCAATTCTTCCATAAAGGCCACTTTATTACCTTTGTAGGTTCTTTCATTCATTCGGAGATGAGAAATGACGTTTAGTTCGTCCCAATGAGATGATTTAAAAGAGCCTTTAGGCGCTGGAGGAGTGTCATACGATACTAATTCTTCGTATTCCAACCCTATACCTCTTAAGTGATTTGGTACATCTTCAACAAAATCTTGATTTCCGTCTAACACAATAACATCTCCACCCATTTCTTGTTCTATCGTAAAGCCTTCTTTCTCAAACTCATCTTCAATTTCTTTAAGTCTTTCTTCTCGTCTTGCCTCTAAATCTATTGGTTTAGAATTTCCCATTGGTGCCTTAATCAATATCTCTTTGTAGTTTTTACCGCCGGGTAGAGTATATTGAGAGTACTTGGTGATATTTCCTCTATCGTCTTGTATGTTGCTAAGTTCTTGGAATCTTTCACTTAGCCCTTCCTGATTTATTTCTGTATCACTCATTTGATTAAGCTCTCCCAATTCAGCTTCTTCTTCTGTGGTTAAAAATCTTTGTTTTTCGCCCAACACAGTCTCCTCTGTTTCTTTTAATTCCGGAGCAAATTCTTTACCCTCAGCAACGACTGACTGGCCTTTAATGTTTTGGAATTGGTTTTTAGACACAATATAGGTTTCTCCGTCTTGAAGAAGTATCTTATTTCCTTTCAATTCGTACGGTGTAAGTGATTCTCCTTCTGGAATTACTATCTTATTGCCATGTATATCTGTTATTGGTACATCTCTTTTTAATTGTATATCTGGGTATCTTTTCATTATGTCTCCAGCAGAAAGACCTTTGGAATCTCTTAGGTATTGCTTTATTTCCTCAATGTTTTTAAAACCACTATCATCTTTTATCCAAGACCTTTTTGCGTTATCGAACTTCTCAAATCTAGCTATCCGGCTTGAAAGTTTGCTATCGTTTTTATAAAACTCTTTAAATATATCAAGGGCGGAAAGACGACTTACTTTTCCGGTAAATGACTTTCTAATTATTTTATATAAAACTCTATTGCTTAGATTCACAAAAGCATGAATAAAGTCAATTAAATACTGCACCCAACTCTTTTGAATTGCTGTTTGTCCACCACGATTATTTTCTTTTATTGCTTCTCTTGACGCCTCAGTAACAGCCAACTCTTGAGCCATATACTCTTTAAATAATTGATTTTTGCGATAATTTTTGCCTAAGTGTTTTTTAAATACTCTTGTGTATTTATCATATCTCCAAGATCCGTCAACACTACTTTTTCCCATAGTCTCTCTATTCTCTTGTTCAGACCTACTACTATAATAAGCAACAGCGTTCTGTCGTTCAGCGTCAGACATTAAAAGCCAACCAAAGTGTAATGGTTCGTGATAAATAGCTTCTTCTGTTAATTCTCTGCTCCAGCCACTAGCTATTGACATAATTCCAGTTCTTGAGTCGTGGCCACCAACAGCTCCCAAAATATCATCTAGGTTATTAAATATTACACTAGAGTTAATATCCATTAACAATCTCCTATTAATAGATGGGTCTAGATTTTTTCTGAATTGAGCAATCATTCTTTTGACACCGGAGACACTCATGCCATCTTCTAATTGCCTATCTGAAAGCATATACATTTTACTAATAACTTCCGAATCTGTCTTTTTGGTTTCTTTCTTTTTATCCATTACATTTTTATTTGCAAAGTGCATTGGATTGAGGTTATCTTCGGAAATTGAAAGATATATTTCATCAGATTTGTCTAGAGACTTTATTGCATTTTCTAGAAATTTATTACTAATACGCCAGTCTTCTTCCGTATGACGAATTGGCATAATTATTACACCCTCCCTTAAACCATCTGACGACACCTTATTCTCTTTAACACTCAGCTCTATTGTCTTTTTCAATTTACTTTCTCCACCACTAACAGTCATGCTTAATTTACCGTTTTTGTTTTCAAGTATAATATCTGGCGCTCCAATTACTTTTACTATCGGATTTAAACTCTTAACAGCTGACTCTAATTCTTTTCTGTTTATTACGATCTGCTTTTTAAATCTAGGAGCAATCTGTTTAATATCAGGATATTTTCCTACAGTTAATCTAGACATAACATAGCCATTGTCTCCCTGAATAACAATAAATCCACTCTCATCTTTATCTTTTGTTATTTTAATAGTCAATTCTCCTTCTAATGATTTAATAGCTTTTGATATTATTGCTGAATTGGGAACAATAACAGATTCTATATTGTTAAATACTTTACTTTTTACTTTAGATATAATTAAAGAATAAGCGTCGGTTGCATGGAAAGAGGTACTGTCTTTTTCTGATTGTATTTCAATACCTTGTAACTCATGCTTATACTCCTCTTTTGAAATGAAGGTAGAAGATTTTTGAAAAATATCTATAAGTTCATCTCTATCTACTTTAATTATTTTTTCAGTATCTTTTATGCTAGGTACTTCTGGGAAATCTGACATATCCATCTCGGTAGATATAAACTCTTTTCCAATTGGTATATACATTCCATCACCCAGTTTGGTATCTAGTACAATGGCCACTTCTAAATTAGTGGCGTACATCTTGCCATTTTCTACCTTTACATTTGCCAGTATCGGAAGACTGGGCTTCTTTGAAATTACGCTTTTCACTCCATTTATAGCTGTTTCAACTTTAATTTTCTTAATAGTTGGTTTACTTTGCAATTTCTTAACTTGTTCTTTTGCTCTCTTGTCAGCTTCTTGATCAACAACAGTATTGTCGTCGCGATAATCTGTAAAATTATTTCTACCGGACTTTTTCCAATTATCTCCATTTCTATTCATTGTATTTTTGTAAGTCTTTGAACTTTCAAATTCTACGTAAGTTGACTTCTTTTTATCAACTTCCTTCTTGAGTTTCTTGGTTTCTTCTATAAAGTCTGGTACTAATTCTATTGAAGTATCTTGTTTTTTATCGTCTATTCCATTTTCTTTTCTAATCTCATCATAAAGTTCTTTGAGTTTAAAAATCTCTCTTACTTCTTTTCCATTTAATTCTGATACTGATATTCTATCTCTACCGATTTTCTTGCCATCAAGATAGCCCCCGATGTTAACATGATATTCATCAGTATATGCTCCGCCTTGACCAGACATTAAATCTTCTAATGGGTCTCCTCTTTTAACATAATATTCAATCATATCTTTAGCGGCATCTCTGGCGGTTTTTATTTTAGTCTCCGGTTCAACTTGTTTCTTTGTAATACTTCTTTTTTCTAACCACTTTTTTGCTTCTTTTTCACTACTAAAATTTCTATGTAGAGTATGGCCATCTTTTTTATATTCTACACGATAAGGTAATGGTTTTTTCCCAGTATATTCAACTTCACTAGGTTTAATAGATTGGGATTTGAGGGTCGTTTCTTCCTTAGTTTTAACTTTTTCTAAATAACTTTTATAGTTACCTTCCCCCCAAGCCTTATAGATTGATTCATTTTCACCCTCAGCTGTTTGAGAAATATCAAAAGAAGGGTCATATTTCATGATTTCATTGATTAAATTCTGTCGTTCTATTACTCTCCTGTGTTCTCTTAATGTTGAGTATAAATTATCTTCATTCCTTAATTCTTTACTCATTCTATCTATTTCATCTATTTGGATTTGAATACTCTTTTTTTCTTCAGGTGTTGTTGATAATTTCTTCTTTGCCAATAAATCATCTTTACTAATTACTAAATCAAGTCTTTTACTTTGTAATTCTCTAGTTTTTTCTGGTAATTCTTTTGCAAATTCTTCGGGTGTCATATTCTCAAACTGTGTTCCCTTTATAACCTCTTGAGCCTGTTTAAATTCCGGTAATACAGTTGCTGTTACCTTTGGTAATTCCTGTCCAGTCTTCTGTTTTATTTCTTCTAGTTTTTCATTTATACTACTAATATCTTCTGGGTGTACATTCTCTATTGGATTCTCTAAGTTTCCAGTATCTTTTTTTACTAATATTTCTCCAGTTGTTTGACCAAGAGCGTCTTCTCTTTCTTGTAAAATTTTCTCAATATATTTTTTATCTTCTTCTGCCTCTGGCATGGCTCCTATTTTAGAGGCTTGATCAAAAACATCATATAATCGTTTCAATTCATTTTTGGATAAATTAGATATATTATCTTCCACAAATTTAGTATTATTATCTTGAAGGGCTATGATAATATCTGCAACTTTTTTGTTTTTATCGTTTTGTTGTGGTGGCTCCTCAGATAATCCACCTCCGTCTGGCGGTACTTCCGGTAAGTTAATACTAGAATCTTTTATTTGGTTGGTTTGTTCTCCCCTACGTATAGATTGGACTGCTCCAAACGGCGCACCGACAACTGCTCCAGTAAAGGCACTTTCAGCCACTCCTTCAGATAATTTTCTATTATCAACTCCACCGAGAACAGCCAATAAGTTTTGAGAAAACTGTTGTGATCCCTCAGTCAATCCCTCCTCTAACATTTGTATCGGGATATTCTTTAAACCTCGCTTTAATATTGACTTAGCTTCTTCCTTGCCGACGCCTTTCATAAACTTAATAAACGGTGCCGTTTCTAATAAAGCTGAACCAATACCATAATAAGTAGATAAAACATCTGCTTTGTCTATTTCTTCCGGTGTTAGCTCTTTAACGTCTTTATTTAATTCTCTAGCTGTTGATTCTGCGTAATCATCAAACGCACTACCTTTTTCTTGAAAACCCATAACTGCCATCATTGGTACTGGGCTTTTAGTAGCAACTGAGGCTGTCAAGCCCATAGCCATACCAGCTGTAACCTCATTGAATTTAGCTAAATAAATATCCGGTCTTAATAACGGATTAACAATTCCACTTTCCTGAATTAATGGCTCTAAGTACTCTTGTGGTATTTTACTTTCATCTACTAACTTATTTTTTAAATATCCTCCGGCTGATTCTATTTTTTTACCAGCATATTCTACTGAGCTACCAAGTCCGGGTAATTTAGACACTCCCGGCATAATCATATCAGAAACTCCAATGCGATTTTCTTCTCTATCTGTCGTCATTTGTCTTCCCATACTCTTTAATCCAGTTCCCATGTTCTTAAATCCCTCAGTAAAACCTTTTAAAATAACTTCTCCCTGACCAATTCCAACTCTTTTAGCCTTTTGTCCAAAACTTATCTGCTCATGTTCTACTTGATCAACTGGTTTTGGCTGTGTTACTCTTGGCTCCATTTCTTGAAGGTCTAATTGCCTCATTGATTCTTGGTCATTATTAAGCCTTTCGTTTTCAAGAGTTTGTAAGTTTCTATTGTGTGCCACGTTCATAACGTCAATTCCATTTGATTTGGCTTTTTTCCAGTTATCATAAGAAGATAATGGGTCAGTTTTCCAACTTTCATTAGAATTATTTTGACTTTCTACTCCGACGTTTTTCTTTTTCTTTTTCCATTCTTCAAAAGATTCCATAGATTATATTTTAAAAATATTTACCAACCACGTTCTATCTCTAATAAAGTTTTTTGATTATTCATTCTTAACTTTTCTATTTCTAACCTAGATTTTTCTTCTTTATTAGGATCAACATAAGATTGATTCTTTATGTTAAGTTTCTCTTTTCCACCAGCGTCTAATCCACCACTAAAATATTCCTTTATAGCCTCTCTTGTTTTGGCATTTGGTGCGTTGATTAGAAGTTTGGTATATACGTCTGAGTGATAACCTTTTCCACCATTCATTTCAACACTAGATTCTAGCATATCCTTAGCGTATGAAAGATAACTATCATCACCTCCAGCAACAGAACCTCCACCACTTCCTCCTTTATGAGCCTGTTCATAATCCCAACGTCTTCTACTTTCTGCCGCGTCTGATTCATAGTTAGCTTGAGATTGCTTCGCTTGAGCCAAATTCATATCTCTGCTCCAAGCACTTTCCATAGCGCTTACTTCTGCCTGACGTTTAGCCGCTTCTGCTCCATAAAGTCCAGTCCATTTTTGAATATAATCGTTATAAACACCTTCTCGGCGAGTTCTTTCATCTGTGAGATTGGTGTAGTCAATAGAAAGTCCTGATTGGTACTTCTCAGCTAAGGCTCGTCTTTGTGTTGGGTCTGAGATGTCTTTGTACTTATCTAGTCCGGCGATTGCACCACCAAGAACATTTTGTTGACTCTCGTTTATCTTTTGACTTAACGCTGGATCTTGAGCTTTACGATACTCGTCTTGTAGTTGGTATGGTAGTTTGGCAACCTCCCCAGCAAAAGAGGCATATTTGTTTTGTGCCTTCTCTAGTTTTTGACTAGCACTTTTCATACCACTTAAATAGTTTTTTGCCATATTATTGTAACATAGTATTAGTTGGTTGTTTATAGTAATTTCCCATATCTCCCCAGTAACGATTCGACCTTTGACTCTTGTACCATTGTTGCCAGTCTGCTATTTGAGACTTCTGACTAGCTTGTAATGTTCCTTCTTGCTTATTCGTATAATTGCTATATCCGGCTTGAGTAAGTCTATCAGTTCCGATTGTTCTTGCTACTCCTTTTTGTTGTTGAGTTAACGCAGATTGAAAATCAGTATTCATTTCTCCTTCTACTCCAGTTCTTTCACTTCCAATTCCTCCGCCTTGATTAGCCATAGTAAATCTTGCTCTACGGAGTGATCGAGTATAGTCGGTTGTCGCGCTTTGTGTCCAAAGTTGTAAATCTTCAAGTTCGTTTGCTATTTGTTGCTCTATATACGGTTTTACTTGATTTTCAGCCTGAGCCAAGTCCTCAGCTCCTAATTCTGGGTGTTGATTATAGTATTCTTCAAAAGTAGGTTGTACTGTTTGTTGAGCCGGAGTGTTAGAAAGAACAGCGTCAAGAATAGATTTATAGTCTTTCTTTGTTCCGCCTTTCTTATTTTTCTTCTTAGTTCCTCCCTTTTTAGTCTTGGCCATTGTTATAAATTAAGTTTTATCTATTTTATCATCTTTTTTTAATTGTCTAGTATTTTCTAGTTTGTTGCATTCATTGAAGGCGTTATTTAAAATAATTACCAACTCCGCCATTGGAGGAACTTCTTGCGATTCTAGTCCTGCCTTTGATGTCCTGTTTAGGAATATCATTAGGTTTTTTAACTGGATTTCGTTGATTTCGATTTTCATTTGAGTTTATTATTAATTATTAAATCTTCGACTTTTCTATCAAGCTGTCTCACTGCTCCAGCTACCAAGTCAACAAAGTGTCCTAGATTTCTTCCAGTCATTTCTATAATTTCATCTTCAGTTTTATTATAATTTTCCAAGTCTTTTTCTAGTAATTTAATTTGTGATTTGCATCTTTCATCGTCAATATCGTAAGTATCTTTTACTTGTTTAATCCTATTTTTTATTTCCTCCGATTTGGTAATAAGTTCGTTTCTCACCGACTCTCCGCTATGAATCCACTCTGGTAGTGAATAGTGGTCTAATTTAGCGTTACCATCTTTGTCCCTTAATATTTCTCCACTTTTATTTTTTTTCGGTTGAGTAGCGTTTAAAATTGCCAAGTCGTCTAACTCATCTAACCATAAGCACTTATCTACATAGGCATACGAGTTCATTTCAGCAAACGCTATGGTACTTGTTCCTACTTTATTTTCATTATTACCCCCAGGGTGTACGTCTCCATCACCGTCCATTACAAATTGATTAGTGTCGTTTATCTGAAAACGATATTGATAGCTACTACCTATTTGGAAAACCATATCGTCTTCACTTTTGATTTTAAAGTCTCCGTCACTATCGTTATATATATATCCTTTAGCAGTAGAACCGTCATAACAAGCCAGCCTTCTATTCGATGGGTCTAGGATTATTCTATAACTACTGCTGTTGGTTTCAACTTGCCCCCTAATTAAAAGTGTTCCTGCTGAGTTATCCCATAGGAGATAGCTTCCAGACGGATTTCCAATCCCAACATCTCCGGCGTCTCCATTTCCGGGGTCGTCAGTAAAGCATACAAAAAATGGATAATAACTTCCATTATAGTAGAACATTTCAGCTGTATTTACTAAAAATCTTGAACCACTTGCTGCAGTTTGGAAAGTCGAACCAGTAAATGTTCCTGCAGAAATACTAGGACTTTCAATAGTAGTTGAGGTGATTTTAGTTGAAGTAATATAACTTGCTGTGGCACTAGCGGGAATATTTGATAAATTAGTATTCCAATTAGCCCCAACAGTAGCGTTATTAGCTGGTGCGTTTGTAGTTCCTGCGACTGTTGACCAACTGATAGTTCCTGAGTTTATAATTACGCTTCCAAAAGTTCCAGTTGACCCAGTAATATCACCCCTAAAAGTAGCATTTCCAGTTGTTCCGTCAATAGCTAGAGTTGTTGTTCCAGCAATATTCCTTCCTAGTATTCCGTTTGGACTTATCCTTAAATCTCCACTTACACCATTAACATAACTGCCTATCTGTAAAGCACCGCTAGTTCCAAAAGTAAAATCAGATAATATGGTTTTTTCAGAAGTGTTTATTCTAGCGTTTATAACATCTGTAATAATTGCTCCGCTTGTACCGAAAACATCTACTCCGTCTATTGTGATACTATTAGATAAATTTCCGGCCATTAATCCCTCTACATTATCTCCCAAAGCACCACCACTCAATAAGTCTGATAAATTAACATTATCATAAAAGTCTTCCGTTAAAAACGGATCACGTATAATATTATCATCAAAACCAGCTGAAAGGTAACTACTTTCTTTCATCGTATAAATTAATTTTATCCATTATAAAATCCTTTATTCTAGGAGGATTATCGGTGTAACTCTCATATATTCCAGCCCACATTTCTTTTCCTGTGAAACTTGCATTGGCTTCTCCAAAACCTCCGTCAAGTTGTCCTTCTTGAAATAAGTTTGCCGGACTGTCTCCCATAAGTATTCCTGATTGATATTGACCACCGACCACAACTTTACCAAGCTCTTTGTCTAGTTCCGGGTATCCTAAGTCTTCTGGGTGAAATACTACTCCAAAATGAATTGGCGTTACCGTAGTTCCGTCAACATCAGCGTAGTTCGTGTTAATCTTAAATATCTTTCCAGCCGCCGTTGCGTAGTAGCAATTACCGTTGTCCTTGTCAAAGCACCAGCTTCTAGCGTTCCAGCCAGTAAAGACTGACCAAGCCCCCGTGAATACGTTTAGAACTAAAACAACATCTGTGTAGGTGGTATTATAATCAAACTCAAACGGATCGTTGATAGTAACATCTCCAATCCAAAAATAAACATTTCTATTGTCTCGTCCTGAAGCTACATTATCCCAATTAGACACACTCATGCCGTCTAGATACTTATCTACCGCTTGAGAAATAAGTACCGGCTCACCAACTCCCATTTTATAAATACCAGTCGGGTGGTGGAAATACAAGCTATTAAACTTAACTATTGACAAGTCGCTGTGCGTTCCAACATCAATAATTGATTCCGGCTCGTTAGAGTTGTTTGAATATCTATAAATACTGTCCTCTTTGAATATGACCAGTCTCCCTCTGTGGTTTATAAGTCCTCGTCCTTTCTGGCCGTCAAAAGGATTAATACCTCTATTTGTCCAAGTGGTAGAAGTAAAAGCCAGTCCAGTTGAGTCGTAAACATCAGAATAGTGTAAAAAACCGTCTTCTCCTAATACATAAAGTCTTTGGTTATAAACAGCCGGATATTTACCTGTCGCAGGTGCATTGGTTATAGCTGACCAGCTTGAACCGTCAAATTGATTTGGGGTGTCAACTCCATTAAAAATAACCACCTTACCATGAGAATTTTCAAAGAAAGTGCGCGTAGCTTCTGTCCAATCCTGTAGGGTTTTACTCCAAGCACCGGCGAAACTTGCCGCTGCATTTACGTAAGTATCAACCTTTGGAGTGGCTTCTCCGTCGCTAGATGAAGCTAGAAACTTCCTAGTAGTTAAATATCTGTAAATAAACATAGAAAGAACTGTTTTACCAGCTACAACGGCTGATTGCTTTAAACTTCCCTTCCTACCAGTAATTGCTCCAATTTTAGAGTCAAACTCACAATTTTGAGCATGTAATACCTGATTCGGTTTTTTCATGGCTTCAACCGATTTTCTTTGTATTCCTCCTGAAAGGTCTCTACGAGTAATTCTTGGTACGTTCATTTAGATAATTAAAGAGTTATGCTGGGATTTTCAATTTGATCATAAACATTAAGATTTACTATTCTACTATCAGTCAAGCTAGGAAATATACTTACCTGCTTCTTATCGTTAATCTTCATGGCCTGAATCGTCTGTAAGAATAGTTTTTCATAAGATTGAGCCTTCTTCTCATCTTCTCCAATCCAAAACAGTTGAGCAAGTCTAGCTGATATTGCAAGTGGGAGTTGAACTCCAGTCTCAGAAGTGTCGTCAGTAAAGCCACCGGCATTCTTATAGTAATAAAGTTCTACTGTTTTAATGCTGTCCGGTATTGGAGTTAGATTTAAGCCACCTTCCCATTCCCAAATAACTCTTGGGACTGTGGTTACAATAGTTGACCAGTTCATCAATTTATGTTCTTTTATTCTAATTGGCACGAGTGGGTCTCCGTCATAAGTAGCGTAAATAAGTTGACCCAAGTCTTCCGCTCCGGCCTCTGCTAGTGTGTAAGCCTGTTGACTTGCTACCGTACTAAATGTAACTCTTTTCTCTCTAAATCTCCAACGCCTAATTGCATAAATCTCAGCCTCGACTGAATCGCACAAATTATCAAAAACATCTTCATTGTAAGGTCTTTGGTAAAAAGACTCGAAATTCTGTCTTATTTTACTTCGTGTGGTGCTTTTAAGTAGCGCGTAAGGATAACCTCCAGAGTAACCACTTTCTGAGGCTGTGGTGCTATTGTACAAAGTAAAGAAAGCATATCCTGATGAATTGGTGCTATCCTTGTAATCGGTAAACTTATTATCAACATCTAGGTCGGAAGTTGCTAAAAGTGTTTTAGCTCCAGTTTCTGTTACTGATCTGTAAAACTTAACCTGATTGTAGTTAAGTTTATAGACTTTTGTACCAGCGTTGTGAGGAAATACCAAAGTCGCAACCTGAATTACCGTTCCTGCCGATACAGCGGCATTGATTTTCGCTATCTCTGTTCTGCTTTCACCTATATTCCCAACTAATACGTAGTCATTATTCGCAAAACCACCATTATTATCAAGAGTTATGGAAACAGAAGCACCGGAAGCAACTGCCGTTCTTATTTGCGCAACCTCTTGTGAGTCGTTTAAAACTGATTGATTGTCAAATGATAGTAGTTTCAATGTAGTAAATTAAGAATTATTATCTATTTTACCATTAATATTAGCATCTTTTATCTTACCTTTCAAAAAATCTCCTTTAATAATACCACTTGGAGAGATATTTCTTATTCTTCCAATAGCGCTTACTAATCTTAATTTTATTGAAGTGATTAATGATTCTGATATTTTAAAAGTCTCTAATAAAACTTTGCCGGGCATTTTTAAGAAAACACTACTAATCTTTATGGTTTCAGAAAATGTCTTTGATACTGATTTATATAAATTTCCAGTTATTTTAACATTCTCTGATAAAATCTTTGCAACTGACCTTATAATAGACTCGCTTATTTTTATCGTTTCAGTTAAAGATTTTGTTGGTACTTTAGAAAATACATCTAACAAAGCAATAGTTTCAGCAAAGGTTTTACCTACTGATTTTGTAATACTTCCGGTGATCTTAATAGTTTCCGATAATGTCTTTAGATATAGAATTCCTCTAGTACCACTATTAAATTCCTTTGAATTGTAATTGTAAGAATTGAATAACATTATACTCCTTTGTAGTTATTATTAAGTTGTTTGCTTACTTCACCTAAGATTAGCCCTAGAACGACTGTAGTTGATTCACTTAACTGGAGTTCTGTGAGGTTCTCTAGCATAAAGTTAATCGAAACTGCCACTAACATAGCCAGTAGTCTCCAGCCTAGTGATTTGAGACGCTTGATAAGGTCTTTGTTCATATATTTTATTTATCAATTATTTGTTGAGCGTGATTCATACATTTTTCTAACTGAGTTTCAAGCCTAGTAATATCTCTCATATAGATAAACACTACTAGAGTCACAACTATTCCAATGGTAGCGAAAGAACCTAAAATCCAGCCTCTCCATTTTTCCAAAGCTTTCAGTCGATTATCAAACTCACTCCATTGGGGCTTTCTGGTCGAATACACTTCCTTTAAGTCTCCATCATTGACCTTACAATTCTCTAGATTAGTTACTCTATTGGCGAGGTTGTTTTTTAGTTCCTTAACATCGTCAATTAAAGTGTTTAATTTAGTTCGCACTTCTATTAACATTGTTCGGTCTTCTCTGGTGTATTTTTCTTCATTCATTATAGTTGTTTATCTGTTATTGACATTGGATTAGTGGCTAATATTATTAAATTCTTCTATCTCGTCTTTTTCCTCTTTGGTAGTTTGCTTGTTAATCTCTTTGAGTAAATCTTCCTTCTCTTTGACCATTTCTTCTAGTCTTGCGATTTCTGTGTTTAATCCAGAGATTTCGTTGGTAAGTTGAGATGCTGTGTAAGTTTCTTCAATAACACGGACGTGTTCTTTACTTACTTTAAAGATTGGCTCGGAGTTGGATTTTTCGGTTGTTTTAGTGATGTTCATTAGTTTAGATTAATACTTAATAATTTTATTTAGCGTTATGTATGGCTGTAAGTTATTGTGGGCTGAAGTTGCGTTAGCAGCAGAATTGTTTCCTACTGAGTGAGTATGGTCTGCACTTACATTTCCAGTTGTAAAACTATGTGTATGGTATCCGTCCGTATATGGATTAACACCAGAATTTCCCTTTCCAGAAGGATTGTCACTTCCATCACTATTATTTACAGTGATTCCACCACTATCCGTTGTTCCACTATGAGTATGGTTCGCACTTTGATTCCCTGTGTTTCCGTGATTATGTGCAGGAACTCCACTTTCTCCACTCGTCAAAGTAACAGTCTTCGCTCCTCCAGTTTCTCCTAAAGTGTCAAATTCTGTATCGGTTGATTTTCCTACTGTTACTCTTCCTTTAGCGTTAGGAAGGATAAAGTTTCCACCACCAGGGTCTGAACCATAAGTATGCCCGATAACTGCGTAAAGAGAAGCATAAGTTGATTGTGAAACAGTAGCACCGTCGCAGAGTAACCAGCCAGTTGGGGGGGTTGAACCAGCAAAATCTATAATAGCTCCAGCAAGTCCTCTAAGTATATTGCTATCCGCTATTGCTTTAGGGGTAGTCCAATTAACATCATTTGTTCCCATATTTATCTCCGCTCCGCTAGACTTTGTAGCCAAGCTCTCCGTAGTCAATTCCATTCCTCTCCAGTTGATAAACTGAGCTTTAGCAGCACTTTCCAGCACCACCATAACAGGTTTACTCACGTGTCCTACTGTTGTTGGTTCTGTAGCAGTTAAAGCCCCAGCAGTTGAAGGCGAAAGGTAATAGACAGTTCCAGCGGTTGCAGTTGGGACGCCTGCGGTTATGTAGCTAGAAGAAACATATTTGAAGTTATTCTCGTCAGTAACTACGCTTACAATTCCAACTACTTCAGCGTTAGCAGGTGAGTCAGCTTGTGCTTTAGCAAAAGCGTTGGCAGTTCCAGCACTCTTAATCACGTCTCCTGCGGTAAAGCCATGAGAGTTTTGAGCGATTGAGACTTCTAAGGTTGAACCTGAAATAT